GCGCATGCAGGACGGGGGACGGAAACACGCAAAATGCGTGCAGTGCTGGCAAACACTCCGGGCGTCACTCCGGTTCCGCTGGCCCTCACCGGGCAGAGGGGACTAGCACAACCCGCCTCTACCGCCGCAGGCATCAGTATGCCGCCTAGCTCTTCAACGTGCTGTGCAGAGCACGCCTACTGAACCATAAGGTCACTCCTTCGGGTTTCGTCGCCCTACGGACGTAAGAGTTCGCGGTAACTTGCGATATCCTGTGCTCAGGTACCTCTCACGCCACAATTACCCCCAATACTGATGATGGGGCACACGGAGTTCTACTTCCCTCCCTCGGCAGCAGGAGGGTGGAGTCCCGTAAGCACAAAGGCTTTTCGGTGAAACCGAATTAACTGCCGCTTAAAACCTGTACGAGTTTAACGTGGCACTTGTTTAACGTCAGCCGGTCCACGAGTCCTGACGGTGAAACAGGGAGCTGCACTAGCGTCTGGGGGTAGAAAACTTAGCTGGGTCCCATATAGAAAATGGGATCAGCTGGCGTGCATAAATTAAATCGGTTGGTTTGCTTTGGAAGTTTGCGCGTAACAACGCTGCCTGCTGCTCAGCAGTCAGGGTCACGCCTGTCAAACGAAGCAACTTCTCAACCTCTGTACTCATCACCCCAGCGCCGTCATACAACTCAACCAGTTCATCCTTAATGGATGGTGAAACATGCACAGCTAAGGACTTGGCCTCAGCTGAATTAATTCCCCTGTCGCCAGCAAGCTTGACGTGTGCCAGTCCCAAAGCGGCAAAATACGCGCATAAGGGACCACAGTCCTTAAAATTGACAGCACGCGCCAACATAGCAGCAGCACCAACCTCCGAGGCTTTGTGAGGGAACTGCTTCACCAACATGCTCGTAGTCCACGAACTAGAAGCAATGTTGCGAGCCACCTCTGGCACGAAAACGCCAGTAGGTCCGTTCTCATCACACAAAAAGTCAAACCCGGTAAACGTGAGCTTGTTCTCGACAAATACAAGCTTCATACGAAATCCGAGTTCTGTCCAAAGCCTCTCTATCTGGTCAGCATAAGCTGTGAAATCCTGTGTAGAGGAGAGAGCAGAATCATCTCCTTCAAAGGCGTACTTCAAATAGTACTCCTTACCATCAAAAGCAGAGATATACTTGGATTGCAACGTACCATCACGTGCCTTCCGAATCATCTGCTCTGGTTTATCACATAGGACACACAGCCAGCATACCAGATTGATCAAGTAGTTGAAGCAACTTGTTCCACGGTGACCAGACTGTCTGATGGACTCGATACAAACACGAATAGGAGAAATAAAAAAGTCGTCAACTTTAGCTTTCCCCTTAAGTTTCGCGCTCTCCATATCTGTTAAAACAGAATCCATCCAAGACTTAGGAACTTCAGGATCAGATCCAAGCACCTCAATGATGCTCCTCAGGATCCTGTTCTCCGTCATATTCCTAATGCGAGGGTTACAACAAGCATCCCACGCTGATCCATCACCCTCGATCAAATGGGCATCCAGTTGATGGAGATGGCCGGCTACGCGCTTCATAGCCTCGTACTTCGGCACATGCTTAATGGAGGCGCTCTCGAAAAAGTCAAAGAGCAACTCCTCAAAGCACTTTACCGGTAAAGCCATCATCACTTGAGCTCGATCACCACACTGAATGATCGGTCTGGGTGCCTTACC